ATAACCTCTCTTTGTTTCAATTCATCTTACTTATATAATATAACAGATGTTTACCACAATGTCAAGGGAAATCCACAAAAAAATGCAACAAAAAACTGTTGCATTTCAATGACTTGTAATTTATTTTAAATTATTTTTTGATAAATCTCGACCGAGATACCCAACAGGTTTGTTTTTTTCTTCCATATCAGCAATCCACTTTTTAAAATATGTTTTTATTTTTTTAATCATCTGAAACTCCTAAGAAAAATTAAAAGAAAGTGTAACTCTCATGTCTGAATTATTGTATCCTACATAATGTTCTAACCAAGATGGGAACAGAACCAGTTTTGCTGTCTCTGCTGATATATTTATAAACTCAACATCGTAATCTGTACTACCTCCTACAGATGGTTCGTACATCTTATGTGCCATGAGCGGATTAGCAAAAGTGATAGGCGCCGCATCTTTATCAGCGTGAATATAAAATGCTCCACTGATAACCGAGCGTCTATGATTATGTTGCATTATAGTAGAACCTTGCTTTTGAATATTGAACCAACTTCTACCTAACTTCACATCTTTCATATTGATACCGATTTGTTTTGCAAAGGTTCGCACTTCAGATGTGATGACAGACTTTGCTAAAGAAAAAGATGAATGCTCTAAGATGTTAGTTTCAGTTGTGAAGGTGCTTTGTGCTTCGCCGTGTAATAGACCATGGTCTTCACTTTCAATATCTAAGCAAACCTGTAGCATATCACTAGTATCAATGCGAGTATCTTTTATGTAAATTGCACTAGGAAAAATAGATACTATATTACTCACTACAACTCCTTAGCAAGTGGAAATATTTTTGCAATAACTTCTGCACAAGTTTCTGCGATTGCCATATGCTCTCGTTGAGTTCCATTCTCTTTTCTTAATTCTATATAATGCATCCATGAACGCAATGTTCCATTCATATACATTCTAGACATTGTACAACCTTCTGGTAGAACTGCCCTTGCTTGTTCTTTAGCAATGCCTTGTTCAATCGCCCACTCATATACTTCTTTAGACTTTGCGATAACTTCTTGTTGCTTCATATCCCACATATCTTGTATAGACTGAGGCGCCGCATCAATAGAGTTCTGTCTATTCTTAGGGTCTTGTAATCTAGCACCTCTGCGAACAAATTCTAAATCTGTTGTGGGATCAGCATAGCGTTGACTGAATTCTTGAAAAGAGAAACTACGATGCCGTAAGATTTGTCTTGCGATATCTCTTGTTGTCTCAATCTCTAAACAAGCAGACACCATTTCAAAAGGTGACCAATGCTTATGTTTTGCTAGATACGACAACAGTTTTGCCGATGTGTCTTCATTGAGTTGATTTGATGGGTTAGAAACTCTGGCGCAATAAGCGATAAGTTCTTGTACGTCTTGACCTACATAAAGTTCATTTTCATGTGGTTGACTGTAACTAATTAATCTGACTTTCAATACTGTCTCCATTATATTATAGTACTATGTATATGTGCAATTTTGTCACATCTGTTCTGCCAAATAAACATCAGTAATACTGACGTTTCCGGCGTTTCATTGTATATATAGTTGCGTAAGTTGGGTCACTGATTTACACTTTTCACATAACTAGAAACATAGTATAACACATTTGAGATAGTGTGTCAAGCACTTTGGCGTGCATAGAGGAATAAAATGAAGACTATAGTAACATGGATCAAACAATTATTTGAACCTAAACCTACCAATGCAGATATGGTCAGGTTTATAAGAACAGAATTTGCAAACGACACTAAACATTTACAAGATGCTGACTGTATCTCGTATTATCAATCATATTTAAATGGGAGGAGAACCTAATGTCAATAGGTGTAGCATTACACAATAGTTATGAATTTACTTGTGAAATTTGTACAAAAATAAGAGCGGTCTTTTTAGCAGTATTAGTATCAGTATGTGCGTTTACTGAATCCGCTGGTAGAGCAAGAGCGGCATCTGAATTATCTAGAATGGGATATTATAAAGAAGCAAAATCATTAATGCTAGGAAAGGATATTGACTATGATGAAATTTCTAAATAAACTTTTTGCAATCAATCTGTACGAAGGCAATCCTCTACGCTATCGTGAAAATCAATTCACAGTAGCAGAGTTAGAAAAGCGTTTAGTAGAAGAAGTGAATGGATATAAAGAAAGATAATTATCTTCTTTTCTTTTTTAGTTCATTTTCGATCCATGCTTTAGCGATATAATTAGTTACTTTTTGTTTAACTAATTTACCAACGTGTTTCCAAACCGAACTGAGATATACATCTGTTGCCTCATTATTATCAACAATGATAAAGTTTTTCTGACCAAATAGTGATTGAAATCCACCGATGTTCTTTTGAACTTCATTCCACATTCTTGTAACTTCATCTCTAGCAAGAGTACGCTTTCTTTGCTGATTGCGTTCTTGTGCGACTTCTTCACTAGTGTTTACGAAAATCATATAAGTATCGTAACCTAATCCTTTGAGGGCACCTGCTTGTTTCTGTATCTTAGAAATATCTTTACCAGTACCATCTATAACTAGACCTAATCTTCCTTTTAGAAAATTTGATTGTCTTGCTTTAGTTATTTCTTTTGCACGACCACGAAGTGCTTGACCCTTATCTGAATAGATATCTTTAGGTACAGTCTCCATACCAGCGTCTTTCAGTAACTTCTCAAATATATCATCTGAGTTTACTACTTTAAGACCTCTAGCACCAGTCGTTCTTTTCTGAACATATGACTTACCAGAACCAGGACCACCTGCTAAGAAGAATGCTTTGAAGATACCTGGATCGTATACACCTTCATTGAGTTCTTTCGCTTGTTCAATAAACAAGTCATCTTTGATATCTGAAAATTTTCTTGTCATTCTAACCTCGATATATATACTATGTTATTATTTATAACTTGACAAATCGTATAAATACTATTATATTATATAAGAGGATGAAAAATGTCGGAATCAGATTACGAAAAGACGCAACGAAAAATAACTCCTAAAGGCGATACTCAATATGTTGTCGGTGGTAGTAGACACCAGAACACCACTACGAGAGGTGATGTTATTAGTAAGGTTGGTGTCATTAGTCCTGGTGATATTATGGCGGCAATGCTAAAAGATGTACCTGCTGAAATATCTAGAAAAAATATGAAAGCACTTGACCAACAAGGATATATTGATAGAGAAGCATTAAAGAAAGAAGGTCTCAAGTTTATTTTAGAAGATGAAGTTGATGATGAAGCAACTCATGTCTACTATGGTAATAAGAGATATCCAAAAACATCAAAACTATTTCCTGGTGATGTGATTGAAGTTATTAAACCTCACGACCGCCGAAAGCATGGATCACTTGCTAGAGTTGTTCATGTAAGAAATTTTGAAAATTACACAATATCTGCAAGTTATTTTGAAGGTGACTATATGGGATTAAAAGATATATTAACTGTAGATGAATATAAAGTAATACGAAGAAATGACGGTTCAATTCCAAGAGACATGAAGAGAGTACGAACAGATATCGTAAAAGAAGATGACGATAACATAGACAAAATATAGTGGATAATATTATGATGAATATTGATTATGTATTTCCTCACCCCATAGGTGAGATGAGTTTACTAGAAAAAGTAGACAATGATAAAATTAAAGAAACAATAGAAAACCTATCATCAGACATAGATGAACATACTGGCGCAAGAGTTTGGGACTGTAAAGTAAAAACATCTTTTGAGAATGATGCCTTGACAATGGAATTCACAAAACGTCATTCAGACTTTTTAGAAGCAGTTAACGAAGCAGTCAATCAATACATGGTTCAGGTTGGTTGGTACGAACCTTCTAAACCGAATAAAGTTACTCAATGTTGGTGGAACAAGTATGATGAAAGTCATCACTTTCAAGAAGCACATCATCATGGTGTGCATGAAGTCTGTGCAGTTTATTATGTAACAAATGATACTATACCTACTTGCTTTCATAATCCTAACTATTATACAGTACAAAGTCGATACGATAATACTCCTGGTGGAGAAACAGAAGTTACGCAGAGATTGCATGAGAAATTTGCAACGGCAGGAACTTTGATTATATTTCCTGGTTATATGATGCATTCGGTGCCATATATTAGAAAAGGTAAATATCAAGATAGTGATTTGATGCAAAAGAATAGAATTACTATTGCCATGAACTTTCATAAATATGAACAAGACTTATTGACAAGAATAGAAGAAGACCCTAATCAAATTCACATAAAGTTCGCCGAATGATTATTGCCATAAAAAGACTTGACAAATGTAAACAACTAGAGTATAGTGTGTAGTATGAGAACATTTAATAACAATTACAACAAACCACGAAGAAGTAACTGGAAAGATAAACCTAAAGATGGTGGTCTAGAAGTTACTGTTCGTGATGGCAACATTGAGAAAGCACTAAAGATTTTCAAACGTAAAGTTCAGAAGTCAGGTCTTCTCAAAGAACTAAAACAAAAATCATTCTACGAAAAACCATCTGAGAAAAAGCAACGTAGAAAAAAAGAAGCAGTAAAGCGTTGGCGCAAACTTCAAAAGAAGTTAGAGGACAAATGGTAAAAGTTTTACTATCTGTAATTTTTGCTTTACTTATTATAATATGTGTGATATTAATACAAGTACACTATCAAATGAATGATATGATGATGTATCTGGATTCTATCTATCTTGAACTTTCAATATGCGAGGACCTTGGTGATGAATATATTCTACCTACACAATGACCCAAAGCAATGTGCAGAATGGCACGTTGATAAACACGTTTCTAAAATGCTTGTTGAGTACGCTCAACTTATGAGTACCGCTCATAGGGTCTTAGACGGTGAAGAATATACTGCTTATAGTAAGAATAATAGAAAAGTCAAACGCTGGCGTTTGAATAACCCTAATGAAGAGAATACAATATATAAAGCGTGTCATGTCAACCATCCTAGTGCTATTTGGGTTAGGCAGTCTGTTTCTCACTACACATGGTTGTACGACCTTTGGTGCGAACTGTATAAAGAGTTCCAGTTACGATACGAAAACGAACACCTTAGTTATACGCTACTGCACGAAATTCTAAAAACCCCACCTAAGAATATTGCAGATACACCTTTTGTAGAACCACCACAAGCAATGAAAGAGTTTCCGCAGTGCATGGTTGAAGATGATAGTATCTCTGCATATCGCAATTTCTATATGGAAGCAAAGAAAGGTTTTGCTAACTGGAGAAAAAGAGAGGTTCCGTATTGGTATGAATATTCCAACAATCAATCGCAGACTGCGATATCTATATAAAGCAAAGCATAACGCACAAGACCCTTGGTTCAAAGATTACTGGCAAAAAGTAATTAATTATATGGAAGAACTCAAGCGTAAGCAAATGCACTAACTAAATAATATTATTGGAGTATAATACATTATGCCTACATACAGTTTTATTAATCAAGCAACCGGAGAAGTTGAAGACCACTTCATGTCATATACTGAACTTGATGATTTTCAAAAAACAAATCCTCACTTAGATAAAGTGATTACTGCTCCTGCGATATTGGGAAGTGTATCCATTAGAGATAAAGTTCCCGGTGGGTTCAAAGAAGTTATGTCTAAGATAGCAGAAAAGAATCCAGGTTCTAATCTAGACAGTTATCGTTCTAAATCTATCGCTGAAGTAAAGACAAAAAATATTTTACAAAAACATAGGAATAAAAAGAAGTGAGAGAGTTAATTTACGACTTTGCTCAATGGTTATCAACGAAGAGTTATTCGCCCCCTAGAGTAGAATACTATTCGCATATTACAGGTATGGATAAGTGGGCACCAGTTCAACCTACTGCTAGATTTATGCCTAAGTGGTACAAAGACTTACCTAAGACAGATACTACTGATGAACAGTTGCTAGAACATAAAGAAGGTCAAGCAATGGCAAAAGGTATACCTCATGGAATTCATCCAGATTTTGATACATGGGGTCACACAATCAAAACTTGTCCTGGTATGCAAGATATTCTTACGCTAGGTTACACTGTGCCTTTTTGGGCGAACAGTGTTCTTAGTACTACTCTAGATGGTAAACAAGTATTAGCACACACTTCTTCAGAAGGTTCTTCTTATAATTACGGTGATCCAGAATATGCTAATGGAGACCATACAAAAATTAAAACACTAGAACCTGACAGTGAACAAGTACAAGCATATCTAATGGGACTAGGTTACACTGCAGAAGACGTAGGTGATTGGCGTAAATTTCATAAGAGAGAAGATATATCTCCTAGTTGGAAGACACACCCTCCGTCTCAATACTCAACGATGATAGATGAGTTACCTGCAGAATGGTGTACTGCACTTCTCAAGTTAGAGACACCATGGAGAATAGTGACACCCAAAGGTTGGAGTACTCTTTTGATTGATCCTACATTTCAATTTAATGATTGTATGCAGGCAGTTCCTGGAATACTTAACACTGACTATTGGCACGAAAGCAATATGTTCTTTTTCGTTAAGAGAAGAGGTGTACAGTTTGCTATGAAGTTCGGTCAACCTCTAGTTACACATATACCAATTCAAAGAAAGAAGTTACCTCTTGAAATACGATTAGCAAATGATGCTGATGTAGAGAGAGACAGAGAAGCATTCTATCTAATGAATACTCAATGGAGAGGATCAAAGGCATATAGAATAGCAATGAAGACGCTAGGATTTAAACAAGAAAAAGAGAAAGGAGGCAAGTGTCCGTATAAACACTGATGATGAGATTTGATGACCTTATAAGATGGTGACACATTCAAAAGGAGAACTCATGTCAAGACAACGTAAAAATAAAGTACCAGTTCGTGCAAAGTGTTTAACTAAAACATCATTAAAAAATATTGAACCAATGACAGTCAATCAAAGCAAAACATTTGACGCATTTCAAAATGATAAGAACTTAATGTTGCATGGTTGTGCAGGTACAGGAAAAACATTTATAATGATTTACCTTGCGATGAAAGCAGTCCTTTCAAGAAGAGTAGAACAGACGAAAGTTGTCATCGTGCGTTCTATGTTACCAACAAGAGACATAGGTTTCTTACCTGGTTCACAGGAAGAGAAAATGTCTGTTTATACAGAACCATATTATTCATTATTCGATGAGTTGTTTCCTGAAGTAGAGAACCCATACGAACTTGCTAAATATCAAGACATACTAGAGTTTATGCCCACATCATATATAAGAGGTATAACATTAAAAGATTCCTATATTATTGTAGATGAATGTCAGAATTTGAACTTTCACGAATTAGATACAATCATTACTAGGGTTGGTCAAAATTCTCGCATCTCATTTTGTGGAGACTTTATGCAAACTGATTTAGTAAAGCAATCAGAGCAAACGGGTATTATCCAGTTTATGGATATTATAAAGAATATGTCTTCTTTCGATATGATAGATTTTACCGAAGAAGACATTGTAAGAAGCGGTCTAGTTAAAGAATACATCTTAGCAAAGAACCGCAAAGAGTACAGAGGATTATTTGAAAGTGTAGACAAGAAAATGTCGCAAAAACTCTGTGCATAAATAATAGGAGGTCAATATGACTACATGGATTAAAGACAGAATTAAAGAAAGAACAAGTTGGGATGGCGCTGGACTAATCGTTCTCGGTTGCCTAGTACTGTTCCTGTCACCACTAGCAAAGATTGCCGCAGGCATTGCCATTGCATGGGGTGCTTGGACAATCATTAAAAAAGGATAAAGTAAAATGGCACAACATAATTTCGGAAACTGCGTTCATAAAGTATTACGACATGAAGGCGGTTATGTAAATCATCCTGATGATCCAGGCGGAATTACAAATTTGGGAGTTACTAAGAAAGTCTATGACGAATGGACTGGAAAAGAAAGTACAGTAGACCAAATGAAAGCATTGAATGATGAAGATGTAAAACCAATCTACGAAGAAAACTATTGGAATAAAATCAAAGGTGATGAACTACCAAATGGTTTAGATTTGTGTATCTTTGACTTTGGCGTAAACGCAGGACCTAGTCGTGCCGCCAAGATGATACAGAAGATGGCAGATACTACTGTTGATGGTGGCATCGGTCCTAATAGTATTAAAGCAATTAATGCTCTAGTAAAAAAAGATGGACTTGAAGAAGTCATTAAATTGTATCAAGCAAAGCGACAAGCATATTATGAAAGTCTAAAACACTTTGATACGTTCGGTAGAGGTTGGACTCGTAGAAATGAAGATACAACTGCATATGCTTTAGAGATGGCAGAATGGCCAACCGAGTGGAATGAACAGTCGCCAGAAGAAAAAGCAAAAATCAAAGCAGAAGAAGAAGCGGCGAAATAAACACTTGACTTTATTATAATAGTGTGATATAATACTATATTACACTTGAGGATTATGATGTGCTATTTAAACACTTAGAAGAAAAAAAGTTAGTTGAACTAAAAACAATTAACGAGAACAACCGAAGACTGTATGTGACACCAGAAGGTAAACAATATCCTTCAGTCACTACAGTTCTCGGTTGGAATACTAAGCAAGGTATTTTAGAATGGCGTAAGCGAGTAGGTGAAGCGGCGGCGAATAAAATAAGCAGACAAGCATCTGCTAGAGGTAGTCGCTTTCATTATCAGTGTGAAGATTATCTTAATAACAAAGAACCTAAGATAGAAGGTCCTGGTGAGAAGTCGATGTTCACTAGTATAGTACCTTTTCTTAATAGAATACAAAACATACATTGCCAAGAAAAGAGTTTGTACTCAGACTTTCTAAAGACTGCTGGTCGTGTAGATTGCATTGCTGAATTTGACGGAAGACTTTCTATCATTGATTTTAAGACTTCCAGTAGACCAAAGAAAGCAGAATACATTACAAACTACTTTCAACAAGGTAGTGCTTACGCAGTCATGTATGAAGAGAGAACTGGCATACCAATCGACACTGTAGTAATTCTTATGGCAGTAGAAGGTAACGAACCGCAACTCTTCATAGAGAAAAGGGACAACTTTATAGAGTCCTACAGAGAGGTCAGAAATGAATATCAAACAGTCATGGGTATATGATGCCTTAATACTAATATGGTCTGTTACATTTCTGTCGAGCGTAGCAATAGCGGCGCCCGAAGATTATGTAACACCAGAGAGTCCAGAAGGACAAACACTACCTCAGGTGTTTACATCTGATAAACCAGTTACTTGTACTACCGATACATATGATGAAGTCAAGAAAAACTTTTTGGAATCACATGGTGAAGTTGGGTTTATGAGATATATAAGTGATAGTAAAACTGCTATTGAAATAATTGGTAATGTAGACACAGGAACTGTTACTATCTTAGAATTTATACCATCAAATAAATATACTTGTTTTATTTCTGTTGGTAGAGGATTAGAGGTAAACAGTAATATTTTTGATAAAGCAAAACAAGGTATACGAACCTCTTACTAATATAAATATTTGATACGGCAGAAGGAGAACGCTATGCCACCTCGTAATCATAAGCAGTGGTCATCTGCACCACAAGTAGAAGCAATCAGTAGTGCTTGTTATAATAGTTTTGAAATTCATCAACAAGAACAAGATAAAATCTTTTCTAAAGTTTGGGTTCCCATGTGTCATAAATCAGAGATGCCAAATGCAGGTAATTTTAGAACGACACAAATTGCAGGCGTTAATATTATTGCAGTCAATAACGGCGATACAATTAAAACTTATCTGAACACAGGTAAGTTTAATACACCTTCAGGAACAATGACTAGAGTAGAATTCCTAATGAATGACTATAAGGAGTTATACACGGAAGTTAAGCACGGCGGTATGGTGTGGACAACTTTAAACGAAAACCCCACACAGTCAGTAGAAGAATGGACTGCAGGTGCATTTGATTGTATTGCAGATGCAATCGACACAGAAGAATTAGAAGTCTTTCACTATCATAAGGCAGTGATTAATACAAACTATAAATTGTGGCATGACACAAACAGTGAATTCTATCACGACTTCATGCATTACTTTAATAGAGTGTCAGGATTCAACGATGAATATTTCGCTAGAAAGAATATTCCTTTTGATAACGGTCATGTTAATGTTAGTAGTTTTACTGTTAATTACGAAGAGTATTCAGGATTTGAAGATAGGGGGGAATTATCTTTTCCCAATCTGCCGCCCAACCAGTGGTACATGGTTGACCTCTTTCCAGGATTCAACTTTAACCTCCGTGGGAGTGCATATCGTTCAGACGCAGTGACACCACTAGGTCCGAATAAAGTTCTGATTGAGTTCAGAGGTTATGGGTTGAAGAAAGATACACCAGAAGAAAGACAAACAAGAATTAAACATCATAATTCTATTTGGGGACCTTTCGGCAGAAACTTGCACGAAGACTTGATTGGTGTTGCTGGTCAAGGTGTAACAATGCGTGAAGGTACAGAAGCAAGAAACATTCTTCATGGTAGACATGAGAACAGTACAATACATGATGAAGTCGGTATGAGACACTACTATAGTGAATGGGGAAAGTATTTAGATATTGATCCATATTTTTCAGAAAAAGTACTTGACAAAGTTGCTTGAGTATGATATAAATAAGATTACAGTTTGTTGATACAATCTGAATGACGGACAGGACGAGGGTGCGATACCCTCCGCCTCCACCATAATAAGTCTTGAGGTAATAATGGACGAAGTGATACTTTGGGAATTTAGAAAAGAATTGGTAAAGTGGATATGCATAAACAATTATTCACCACGCCATGCGAGACTTATTATTATGGGGGCGAAATAGGATCGACTGACGTAGATAAGAAAGAGTAGAACTGTCGGGTGACTGCGTAATTGGTCAAACACTACAAACGCAAACGATAACTTTGCACATTCAGAGTACGCCCTAGCGGCATAATCTGAGGGGTTGGTCACTTACCTTGCAACAGAAAAGTGACACTTTATTATAGGTGTGTGATGTATAGAATAACTGGTTACTTCAAAAATCATGTTGTAGTGAGATACTACGCTGACAAATATGATGCAATAGATTTCAAAGATACTATAGATGCACACTACCCTTTGAAAGTAACATTTGAACAAGGAGTATATCCAATGAGAACTTTTATTGTGAATTCTTGGAATTCAATTATGAATGCTGACTTTAATCCACTCAAAAACATTCCTGACTTACAGGTACGACATTTAGTATTACAAGTACTTGCTTGGATGTGGTGTATCGTATTTGCTATTATTGTAGGTAGTTGGACTGCTTTCGGTATTAGTGCAGTAGTTCATGTTCTGCTACTTGCCGCAATCGCAATCACAGTAGGAACATTTGAAACTGCTAGACGCAATCCTCAGTACTTCGGTGGACTAGGAAGAGCAAACGGCGGCGAACATGAATAAGTTCAAACAATGGTGGTATGAGACTGACAGTATAGAGATGGTTCTTTTTGCAACTCTATGGAGTTTGCTTGGGTATGCCTCATATGTAGTAATATTGGCAGTGGTAGATAGAATATTATCTTAGGTAATAATTCAAAAAATACTTGACAATCTAACCTAAATGGAGTATAATCTGTTTATGAATAAATTTTTATTAACTACAATATTATCTGTCGTTTCTTTTTCTGCAAGTGCAGAACCTGTATTGCCAAGTTCAAATCCTGCAATATGTCTTGCTAATAATATTTACCATGAAGCAAAAGGTCAACCTGATGCTGGTCAAGTTGCAGTTGGACTCGTAGTATTGAATAGAGTAAAAGATAGTAGATATCCAAACACTGTATGTGAAGTTGTATATGATGCTAAAATGCGAGAGAGTTGGAAAACAAAACAGTATCCAGATTTACCAGACGATGAAAGAAAGTATTATCCTAGAAAACATCAATGTCAGTTTTCATGGTATTGTGATGGTAAAGCAGATGTAATAAGAGATAAGGAATCATATGCAAAGATTTACGCATTAACAATTCGTATCTTAACAGGTAGGTATGATGGATTGATTGAGGGTGCTACACATTATCATGCTCATTATGTTAGTCCTTCATGGAGTAAAACACACACATATGTAGGTCAAATTGCTGACCACATATTTTATAGATGGGACTAATTAATGAATGATGTAGAACCGATGACACCTAAAAGATTTTCTAAGATAGTTGAAGATATTGTTAAAGATAAACAAGTCAATTATATGGATGCAATATTAATTTATTGTGAGAACCATGAACTTGAACCAGAAGATGTTAAGAAGTTTGTCAGTAAGACATTGAAAGAGAAGGTTGCAGTTAATGCTCAAGATTTACATTATCTTCCGAGAACAACTGCAGAGTTGCCAGTATGATTTTAAAGTATCAATTTTCTGAAACAAAACGTATATTAGATGATGCAACTATTGCAAAGATTATTGATATGGGTAATGCTAATATTGAACCAGCAAAGATTGATGGTACTGAAGAAGCAATAAAAAATCATCGACTAAGTTCTGTTTCATGGTTCAAAAGAAATGCACAAACTGAATTCTTTTATAAACCTCTACTTCAAATGATATATGTAGAGAATGTTAATAATAACTGGAACTTTGATTATGATATAATTGAAGACTTGCAGTTTACGAAGTATGAAGGTAGTAAGAAGCAACATTACGACTGGCACGCCGACCAGAGAAGCACTCCCTACTCTTCTAATGACGTATCTAAAGAACTAGCAGGTAAGATAAGAAAGATTAGTTTTTCTATCATTTTAAATACTGATTACACTGGTGGTAACTTTGAGTTTGAAGTAGGGGCACCACACGAAAAAAATAGAACAGAAGTCTTGACACCTAAGTTAGGATGTGCTATAGTGTTCCCTAGTTTTATGTTTCATAGAGTAACTCCCGTAACAGAGGGTACTCGTTATAGTTTAGTAGGATGGATATGCGGCAAACCTTATCGATGAATGAATTTGATGCTTTTAATGTGTACCTTGCTTTCAAGTTACACTTCACGACAGATAGATACGATATAACAAAGACCAGAGGTGCAGTCAAGACAAAAGACGAAACCTTTTATAAAAGGTCTGACCAGTTTAACTTCAAGAGACTTGCAGAAGAGTTTAGTGAAGATGAACTACCAAAGTTTCTGATTGCTAATCATGTAGATGGTAATCGGTGGGGTGGTGCTTTCATTTATGAAGAAGCACTACAAGTATACAATATCTGGAGAGGTCGTTTACAGAGTTTAACAAAGAACTTGACTAACGACCTAGAAGAAATTTGCTCAGAACTTGAAGAAGAGAACATCAACAAGTTCGACAAATGCTTTGTAGTAAAAGATGAGCAACATCCTCTGCTACTACAAATGTACAGTCGTGGCGATGTTAAAATCGAAACGATGCTTATACTAGATGCTATT